CTCACACACTCCCACACATTCATTCACTCACTCAATCCTAATACTTAGATAACTCTCTCATATCCTTAAACTTATTCAAAACCCGAATTGCATTATCAAACTCCGACTGAACATACAACTTAGCTTGAGGAACATCTTGGGTACCAGCAACAATTAATCCTAAGGTGGCCCTTTCCATGGCCATATCATGTACCCATGACAAGATTATAGGATGCCAGAAAACCTCGAAATTGCTTAGCCCAACATTTTGCCCTTCGACCAAGCAACGGGTAACACCTACCCCAACTGTCTTCAAAAGCTCTTCCACCGAGTAGCTAGCCACTTCCCTAATGTAGTCATTAATACACATGCTGATACAAGCTCTGACGATCGTTTCCCAGTCCCCTTTCATTGAGACTGCTGCAGCAGGCAAGCTCTTGAATGGACTCATAGAGACTGCCAAGTTAATATAGGAAGCCGGGCCCCTTCTCCGTTGACTCTTCTTCGTCATCTTTCCACTCAGTAGATCTTCAATTGCCCTCTCCAAATCAGGATAAAACCCTGTCTCAGAAAAGAAGGCATCCATGATTGACTTGTCGCATACGACCCTTGGTAGCACTAGACCAGCTTTCCATTTCCTCAGGTTGTCCTCCAAAGCTCTCAAGCCCCACAACTTATCAATAGGCCTCAACGAGTCCGTGACATTCGAGGCGTGTACCATGTCGAGCAGTGCCTTGGAGTCAAATTCCTTCTGGACTCTTTCACTGACCAGCACGACCCAATCCCTGCTCATGTTACACGGAACGGCTTCCTCTAAAGCCTTACTACTTGCCTCGAAAGTTGGAACAGCCTTGACTGCAGCTTTGGAGTCACTCATTTCACCTGGCGGCACCAAGCCTAAACCTCCACGACTCGGATGTAGATATAGTATACTCATTGGGATCGTTAGTCCTCCCCGTGGCAAGTTTACACGTGCACCGTATGGTACCATCGCACGCCATAAGAGCCCGACACTGTCGGGACTGAAGCCTCTCCTGCTAATGATACAGATTTGCCCGTGCAGTGATATAGCTCTTTCGGCTGGACCAGTAACATCCGAACTTTGGATAGGCTTAATAATCAGGGCAGCAATTGCACGAGCCATGTACCCGACACAACCTTCGTCTGAGTACAGAACGCGGAGGAACTCGGCTCGACAAACATCGAACATCTGTTTCGATGCTTGGAATACAAATCCTGACTGTTGCATTGATTGGAATAAGCCTACTGCCCACAACCTCGACTCATTACTGATCCAAACATCATCGCCCTGGTGGATATTGAACAAGTACAGCGGGGACAAGTTGAGATAAGTCTTAACCCAATTCATAGCTACTAGGAAGTATGCTTCGTTTAGTAGAGTGTTTAAGAAATTAGTCCCTCTACAACCCGAGAACATACCTTGAGTTATCTTATCCGGCTTTGATCTCAACGGGAACCTACACCATTGGTTCAGCAGCGCATCTCGCGTCCACCTGCTAGCTCTAACCTTGTCGGGGTGAGCACCTATCCTCTCAAACTCCTCAGCCAATGCATCAAATACCAATGCTTGTGCCTGTAAGGTGTGCTGGTAGTTAAAATCTGCGTAGTCGATCATTGAGCATTCCGTCCTGGGCTGCATAGCCGTTGCCTTCCTGTTCGCTACACTGGCTATAATATCCATCCCATTCAAACCTGATTCAATCCCGGGAATTACACTAAGCCTTGGCTCGATGTCGTTGAGCACATAGGACGAGATAGTGTAATCGATAGGCTTTGTTCCATAGATCGCCCTAGCTTTACCCATCTCAAACTTCTCACTCGCTACCGCCTCTGTTCTCGGCTCGTCGTCCAACCATGCTACCATTTCTTCAGTTCTTAATGACTCAAAAAGAACGTGCTTGTTTACTCTCTCTAGCCTTCCTTCCACTATAATCTTGTGCCCACCTGTACTTCCTGACGATACCCAAGATTGCCTATTCTTAACGAATTCCTCATAACTTGTTGTAAATTCTCTATCAATTAAAAGCAATCTAACCAATGCTGATAACTGAACCCTCAAAAGCTTACAATACTCCTCATTACTTTCTTCATCAAAATTCGGGTTTTGGGGCATCCTTAGATGCATCTTACAGCTAATTCTCTTTCTCCGTTCTTCAATCCAATCTGATGTGTTACTAGACCTACCAATTGCCAACTCCCAGCCTGAACTCTGTGCCACCTCTTCTAAAGTCGCCTTCCTTCCATCCGGCCAATACGATGACCGTCTAATTGCTATGCTGATACTCTTGAACACCTTGCTGTATCCCTTAGGATCCAAACAGCAAATGCGTTTCTTAATCAACAACCTAGCAATCCACTCAGCACTAGGATTCCCAAGGCTATGAATAGCAATTGCAGTAGCAGTAACGTTGCTAGCGGTAACACCCAACATCGGTATGAACATTCCAAACATCCTCTGGAACTCTTTTCTCTTCCTACAATGCCATATGATCTGGCTAGCGCTAATGTTCGTCTTCGACTCATCAGCGTCACTACTGTACCTCCAGATCAAATCTAAACAGTTCAGATCTGATTTCGCCTTAATATTACTCCACTCTATATTTACACTGGCACCATTATTGCAGTGCCTGCATTTCACTAATTCAATGCAGCTGCTACCTGAAACTAATTCCCGGTAAGCAGCGAAATCAATCGAACTAGTACTATTTCGGGTCTTCACTATGAGTTTGTACTCACTATCGACCTCGTCCCACAGAGACATACAGCTAGGACTGTTCCCTAACTGATAATCACCTCCGTTCATTTGCATCCATTTATTGTAAGTGGCTGGATGTAACCATAGCATATGGTACCACTCTTCTACGATTCTCAATGTTGATAGTAAGCAAACATGTGGATGTGACATCCACCGCGGTATTTGTATCAACAAACCAGACCCATTATCTTGTAGGACTACAGACAGCTCTTTCAAACTAGCTATCTTCCTACAAGACAAACAGGTCAATTCTCCTGACGACAGCTTAAAATGACCCCGCCACTTTCTCGAAACTAACAGCCCGGGCCCATCTCTCAAGTGACCGAACAATCGGGCCCAACTTAGTTTCCCGCCTTGTCGACCTTCTCCGTCAACGACATTCCAGCCGACATCCCCTTGATCAATCCGACCATGGTGCTGGTATCAATCGGTGCGAATGGCGCCGTATCCATTCTATCACGCAGAACGCCAACATCGCTCAACGCTCTCTTCCCCATCCGGCAGACGTCCATAAACAGGGCCTCACCCACCACTTCCTTCGATAGTCCAGGGACCAAGATGCACTGCAAGTCCCAATCAAAAGTCAGCAACGTTCCAGTTTGGATAAAACCTAGACCTGGAGCAAATGTCGGCTGGTGCTGATTGATGATCGGCGGCCCTAGGTCTCCGGCACCCTGGGCTACTCGTGCGACCTCTCGCATGTCGATAACCCACCTCACATTAGTGATTCGTCCATACTGCCGGATGATGTTGATGGCGAACTGGCCGTATGGGATGTAGACATAAGGAGCCGGTGCCGATGCGAGCCGTAGGTACAGTGGCTCATCGCGATTGAAGCACATGTATTCGTTGTCGACTGCACCTCCGATGACAATATCTCTCCCAAAATCAACAACAGGATTAGGGCCGTAGCAGCCCCAGATGTCAGCAAGCGATTTCCATATCCAAGCCATGCTGAGTGGTTGGACTAGGTACGGTACGGCTATACCGAAGTGCCCCCACCACCAGGTTGCATCGTCACGGACATGTAACATGCCAGCACCCAAACCGCTGAAGTTGTACATACCACTAAAACAGTGTGGATGTATATTAACTGCAGCAAACTGTTGGGCAAAGCCGATTGTAGCCAAGTAGTAGGGGGCAGGTAGACCAGGTGTTGACGACTCGAACATAGCCTTAAGGTGCGTTGTTGATGCAACACCAACTCCAGCAGCCCAAGTATTCAATTCACGCGCCGTGAGATTGAAATAGTTGAGCACTGAACTTGCACTGCAAGACAACAAGGCACCGATACCTAAGGTAGTTCGCATCACTTCTTCGTCGTTCAGCCCACAGAGTGCCTTTCCGTCTGGCACTAACAGGTCGTCAACAGCAGTTCGGGGTTGCGATGTACCCATGAGATCCCAAAGGAAATTATATCCCCTAACCTTAGGGACCAAAATCACATTGGTTTCATGTAGTGCATAGAAATGCCCTCTGTAGTGTTGACGCCGAGCGTCCGACCTAGCCGGCGAGGCACCCTCAGCGAGTGGTGCGGCCCGTGACCAGGATCTCACATATCCTACCAAAAAAGTAGAAGATCGTACGAAACCTGCCGCCATGTCGTCGAATCGATTAAGCCGAGTCGCGATACCGTATAAGCTAGCTCTGATCTCTCCACAAGTGAGAGCTCGTCTAGCAGGTAAGGCGAATGGTTTCGCTGAGTAGATGAAGTAACATCTAGTCGGCCAGTCCAGGAAACTCGTCGCAGCATAGAGTCGAGCACCTTCCATGGTGATGACTCCAGATGGACCCCCAGCTGCAATAGCCATGATCACTTGAATATCGGTCTCTGACAATGTTGACGCATCAAAAGACAGAGCCTGTTCGTTCAACGCTTTCAGGCAAGACGTCAATGTTTGGGCGACTTCAGCCTCAGCGTGAACCGAGATATTTGCGGTGATCACAAGATCTGCAGCCAGGGGAACCACATTCTGCGCGATATCATAGCATCCAAATAATTGGACATGTGCAGCTAGCACAAAACCCGATGTGAAGAACCCACTGAGGTCATGGATTTGCAGGTTCTTGTTGATTCTGCAAGCCAATTTCTCAGCTAACGCCTTGCTGATATCACAGCGTCCTCTAAGTTTATTTGCGATTTTATTCACATCGGGTGTTGATCCAATTAGGATTGATGGTTCATCCTGAACTGACCACTCAGCCTTGATTCTGGGAGCAGTTTCCTTAATTGCGACACGTTGGATGTTATCGTGTTCACCATGCATGATAGTGATTGTCGACTCGACGCTAGCTCCAAGTGGTGGTCCGATGATACGAGGCCAGGTGAGATAATCTTTCACGCGGACCGCATAGTCGTTCCCTCCCCAAACCAAACGCCGTGCAACTGTCATGAGAGAAGATGACATTTTCCTAATGACATCTTGTCCCACAGGCAGTCCCACGGCTGGTTCAACTGGTTGAACGTCTTGCGGGATAATGCTGTGTTCACCGTAATGCGGTGCGGGTGGCCCTGACGGTACTGGCTCGGTTGTCGATGAACGGGTTTCGATGACGGGGGGCGACTGGACGACTACCATTGTCGTCTCCTTCTCCTTCTCCTTCTTCTCCTTCTCCTTCAGTTCGGTGGCCTGAGGACAGACTGGCTCCAATGAAACCAGATCTATCGATGACGTTAACGTCATCACCTCAACTTTGTCAGGGTGGGGCTGCCCTTCGCAGCTTACCCCTGTCTTCTCCTCTTCCTTCTTTACCGATTCACTGTTGAAGTCCATAATTATCCGAAAATAATTCCCAAGAGTAGGTTCTCAAGACTTAAAGCGCGTAAAAAATTCAAAGATCGTAACGATATGCTAGATATAGAGTATGCAGGAAGCCCCTCCTAGCACAGAGGGGGACTATACCCCTAAAATTAGTCACCATGGGATCACGTCGTTTGATCCTTTCCCACAGTGAGGCCGTTGTAGTCTCTCGGCGTTTAAGAAGCAGGCACTTGCCCAACTCCTATTTAGCACTGACGAACAGATTTTGGCCAGCATCGCGCCACCCAGGACGTCCCGCCCTAACTAAGGCCGCTACCTATAAAGTTACTTGCAAAGAACTATCAGTTATTGCCCGAAGACAATAATTGAAAGGTACTCCCAGCCGCTGTTTTGATATTTGATCAAAACACAGCTGAGTTTTTGTTTTATGATAACCGAAACCTCGATCGATAGTCCAGCCAGTAAACAGTGATTCATACATTTCACAAGTCGAAACTCGCAGTAGTACGTACACGTAGATTAATATGGGGCCTTATAGGGCCCCCTATAATCTGGGGATAAAGGCGGTTTGTGATCGAGGAGGTTTGGGTTTTCATACAGGGAATACTTACGTATTTCGCCTATAGCCGGTACGAGATCTGCTATAGACCGCCGAAGCGCACCCCCTCGCGGGGACTGGTGGTTGCATCCCATAACCTTCCAGCATTACCGGCCTGTGAAACGACTATTTAGAACAGGAAGTTTCACAAGCCTCTTTGGGATTTAGGGGCTATTAATCCGAAAACACCTCACCCCCTTCCGTCTCATAACAGCGTATGAGAGGGATACCCAACGGAGCGTAAGCTC